TGAAGGGATGATGGAATCTAGGATGTACATGAATGGAACATTGCGTAGTTGGTTACATTACCTAGACCTACGTACTAAGAATGGTACACAGAAAGAGCATGTAGAGGTAGCACTGGCATGTGCAGAGGCTATTGCTAGTGTCTTTCACTTGGAATGAGGAGTTAACATGAACACAGATGACTTTAGTCGTATCGCAAGGTACACCCATGTAGGATCTATCTATGCCAATAAATCTCTTGTAGATTTTGCTGAAGCAATTGCCTATGAAGCTAGTGAAGATAGGCTAACTAATTGTATCAATGTACTGGAGAAGTATGGCATGAAGGAAGCTGCAGATATATTAAGAGGTGAAGGATGAACAAAGAAGACATCATCCGCATGGCTAGGGAGGCAGGGTGCAAACCATTCAGAAGCCCAGAACACTGGGACGATGTGCAAGTCTTTGCCACCCCCGATGTTCTTGAACGCTTCGCTGCTCTTGTTGCTGCTGAAAAAGAGAAACAGATCTTTGACATCCTAGAGCGACTGCAAGAGCGCAATCATTCCCATAACTATTATGCGTATGCAATCAAAGTAATCACAGGTAATATATGAACCACACTGAAATTATACAAGCTGTAACTGCCACACCTTTAACTGCTATCGATCTACAAAAGAAGTTTAAAGTACCACATGCTCGTGTAGTAGCTGTATTACAGTACATGCGTAAGCAAAACATGGTCATTGCAGTTAAGGTAGGTACTAAGTGGGCATGGACAGTGCCAGGATATGTGCCTGAAGAAGCTGTCATTACACAGCCTGAGTCCAAGAAAGAACGTATGAAGTTCCTATCAACCGTATTCAATAATTGGGGTAGGCAATCACATGGGGCGAGCCAAACGAACACGGATTACTGATGCCGTTGAGATGTACTACAAGTCACTGGAGTATAGGTCACTCTCTCCTCAGGCTCAGAAAGATTATCGGTACTGTCTCAATGCTTTCTTACAGACACCTGTTCGGGTTGACATGAAGATAGAGAACTATAGCCTGCAAACAATCAGTGTACCCATAGCCCAACGTGCATACAACACTTGGGCTGAGAGGGGTGTACCGTTTGCTAATCACACCATGTCAGCTGCCTCTGTAGTATTCAATCTTGCCATACGTCTGGGATACTGTGAGATAAATCCCTTCAGCAAGGTACTTAGGAGGCCCCACAAGCCACGCAAAGTAGTCTGGACTAGGGAGGATATCACCTGCTTCCTAAACGTGGCTTATAGCTCGTTTAATACCCGTTCTGTGGGGTTGATAGTTCAGATGGCATACGAGTGGTGTCAGAGGCTAGGGGATATGTCCAATCTTAAGTGGACTAACTACAACTTTGATACTAAAGTATTATCATTGGAGCAGTCAAAGCGTAGGGCTAGGGTAGAGTTACCTACAACAGAGGAGTTACATGAGATGCTAGTGCAGCAGAAGCATGAAGTAGGCACAGATTACATAGCTCCTCAATGTCACAGGGATAGGATACATAACAAGCCTTACGATAAGTTCCAATTAGCACTAGCGGCAAGAAGAGTTATACGTAAGGCAGGGTTACCTGAAGAGCTACAGATTATGGATATGAGAAGGACAGGTACGATGGAGATGGTTGATGCAGGTGTTCCATTACCACAAATCATGTCTGTAACTGGTCATGTAAGTCCTGGTTCAGTAACCCCTTACATGAAGAATACATTGACAAGTGCTAAAAATGCTGCTAAGCTTCGCTTCACCAACACGGACAGTGTACATTTAAGTGATTAGTTATATGTATTTATTAATAATAATATTAATATATTAATAAAGATTATTTAAATGATTAATATAAAAGACTATGTATCTAATTTAGATTTATATATAGGTCAAACATATAGAAGTACATGTCCAGTGTGCAGTAGAAAGAATACATTTACAGTGACCAATGACAACGGTACACTTATATGGAATTGTTATGCTAATAGTTGTACATTGAGGGGAAAGTTAGGTGTAGGTTTACGTATAGAAGATATACGTAGGCTGATGGATAAAGCCAATGCACCTAACGATGAAGTACCTTTTGTGCTACCTGAATGGATCGTTAAAGAACATGAACACATTCAAACATTTCGTAGGCAGAACTGTATCCATGAATCCGTGGAACTACGCTTCGATGTCAGAGACAGTCGAATTGTATTTACAATCATGGACAAGGATAAGATGGTTGATGCTTGTGGAAGACATTATTCCCCAGAGGGGGCGGGAAGGATCTTTAATTCATCATCTGTTCACCGTACCCCGAAGTGGAAAAGGTATGGCAATTCTCGCAGAGCGTACACTTGTGGAGAAGGTTCAACAATTATCCTTGTTGAGGACTGTATCTCAGCTACCCAAGCATTGCACTTTCAATGCACAGGTTTCGCTATCATGGGGACAGCGCTACTTAGGGAACACATCGAGCAACTACAAGGTTACTCACGTGTCCTAGTGGCACTTGACCCTGATGCAATGGCTAAGACTGTTGCATACACCAGAGAACTCAAGTCACATGGTATTGACGCATATGCATTGAAGCTGTATGATGACTTGAAATATCGCCAACCACAGGACATGCAACGTGTCCGCTCATTGATTGAGAAATTAAATGGAACATGCCTTACTGAAGAGTCTCCTTGATAAGTCTTTCTATGACGATACTAGGGGAGCTAAGTGCCCAGATAAGATCTTTAGCAAGGATCTACGCAAGATAAAACAACTCATTGACAAAGCCATGGAAGAGTACCAACGGGACATAACCCCAGAGGAACTAGAGGCTTTGTACTTCACCGAGAATCCAACACTTACAACGGCACAGAAACATGCCATGCATCTTGAGTTTAAAAAGATACATGGAAGTTCTGTCATGGGTGCAGATGTAGCACAGAAAATAATCAGTAACCTGTTCAGGCAACTAGTAGGTGAGGAGGTAGCTAACCTAGGATTCCAGTATGTGAATGGTGAGCAGAGCACCATGGAACCACTGAGGCATATCCTTAATAGTTACCAAGATGATTTCACCCCACAGATACGAGTTAATTATGTAGACAATAGCATTGATAACCTGTTGGACAAGGCAGCTAGCAATACCAAGTGGAGATTCAACATACCTTCATTGTTTAATTCAGTACAAGGGTTAGACAATGGAATGCTGTTTGTGATAGGTGCTAGATCTAATGTAGGTAAGTCAAGCTTTCACAGTACCTTATGTGCTTCACCTCATGGGTGGGCATCACAGGGGGCACGTATCTTGATTCTATGTAATGAGGAGAAGCCAGAGCGAGTGGCTAGCAGGTACATGACAGCAGCTACAGGTATGACCATGACACAGATAGCTGCTGACAAGGCACAGGCACACAGGCTTTATGACCCTATAAAAGATAATATAAAGTTCGTAGATGCTACGGGTAAGACCATGAGATGGGCAGAGTCAGTGATCAAGACACACAAGCCTGACATTGTAGTGCTTGACATTGGATCTAAGTTCGCTGAAGATGGGGCATCTACTCAAGATCCTGCAGTACTTAAAGCCAATGCAGTGTATGCAAGAAACATTGGGAAGATGTATGGTTGTCTTGTAGTTTATTGCACACAGTTATCTGCTGAGGCTGAAGGTAAGATCGTTCTATCTCAAGCCATGATTGAAGGCAGTAAGACAGGACTTGCAGGAGAGAGTGACCTAATGATTTTAATTGCACGTAATCCTCCATTGCAGGACTCTACAGATGGTGATGATGGACAGAGACACCTGAATATTGTAAAGAATAAGATCAATGGTATACACCGAATCATCCATGCTGAGTTTGATTATTCCACTGGAGTGTACTTCTCATGAATAAAAGTATTGAAAATCAGGCAAGGTGGTATGCAATCAAGGTATTGCTAGGATATCTAGTGCCTATTGTATTGTTTGGTATCTTTGCCTACATAGATGCAAAGCTACTTTTGATAGCCCTAACTGCAGTGTTTGTAGGATTTATATGTGCAGGTATTTATCGTGATTACTACAATGAGAAGCTAGAGGAGTTGAAGAGTGAACACAAGGGTCAAAGATCATGAGATTTAAATACCACACTAAAAAACCTGATCGTGATAGGCTATGGGGCATGAGTCCTAGCCAATTCAAAACCATGTTAAAGCTGCGTGGGTTTAGTGTTGACCGTGACTTCTTTAAGATAGGTGCCATGGCTAAGAAAGGTAATCGTCTATATAGGTTTCGTTACTGGGCATACCCTGATTTCTTTGTAGATATTAGCTGTCCACTAAATGAGTTTGATCGGTGGGCTAACAGTGTTGATAGTACTATTAACTTCTATAACTTTATTGAATCATGAACGAACGAATTAAAGAACTTGCTGAACAAGCTGGAGAATATGTGAATGAAGTTTATACTCCACCTGTGAGAAGCAAGACTCCTGGCAAGATATGGGAAGATGGACACATTGGTTGGCACGAACAATTTCACAAAAAGTTCACCGAGTTGATTGTAAGGGAGTGTATAGATAAGATTGAAACCTATCGTATCCCTGTAGGTAACAGTCGATCCGGTGAGCTTGCATGTGAGTGGACTTACAATGCACTGAAAGAGATTAGAGATGATATCAAGGAAACTTTTGGAGTTAAATGATGAGCACAAGTAACGCAAGCACTATCCCTAACTTTGAAGGACCGACCGCTAAAGGCCCTTTTGAAATCAAGGACCCCTGGAAGCACCGATCTGCTGGGATGCGTTGTCAGACCTGCATGTGGTACGTCCCCAAGGCGGGAGCGCCTGTCTCCACTGAGAAGGGGTCGTTTGGTCGGTGTCGCAGACATGCACCCACGATGGGTGGCTTCCCCGCCGTCTTTGGCATGGACTGGTGTGGCGACCACCGGTTGGATGAGGGTAAATTATGAGCAGAGAAGCTATGCAGATGGCGCTTGAGGCGCTGGAGGATTCAAACGATGTGGCTCGCATGGAATTTGGTGACGAAGATTACTACTCGGAAGCGATTAACGCCTTGCGCCAAGCACTTGTCGATGCCGACGACACATCGGAAAAACGTGTCGATGAAATGGTGAAAACTGAACACGGCAAAAAAATCGAGATTGCACTGGCTTATCAGCGAGGATGGGATGCAGCAGTGGCGCAACAAGAGCCGGTGGCGTGGATGTATGTCAATGAAGACGGTGAATGTGAGCAGATTGAGTACGGCCCTGTATTTGATGACCCTGGGGTAACGCCGCTTTACACCGCACCACCAAAGCGTGAATGGGTTTCGCTGACGGATGAGGAGATTGACGCCCTGAGCCAAGCACGTTCGTTGACCGATGAATTGATGGACTGCGTTGAGGCGTGCACAACATGGTGTGGACTATGCGGTCGTAACCCTTGGCACCGCAACCAGCCTTGAGCACTTATCCAAACTCATTAAGCTAGTTGACCGGGTTGTCTTTTGCTTTGATGGCGACGCTGCGGGTCGCCGAGCTGCTTGGAAGGCGCTCAACACAGCATTGCCGCTTGCCATCGAAGCCAAGCTAAAGGAGAAGAACAAGTGGTAGATATCGTAATAGGACTACGACTCAAGCTAAAGGAGAAGAATCATGGCTGAAAACAAGAATGCAAAGACACCAGCAGATGATGGACAGCCTTTGTTTTCAGCACCACCAAAGAAGCAATGGGTTTCACTGACGGATGAAGAGATTCAGGACTTAAGTTATATGTATCAAAAAATTGATGCCAGTAATTCACCGTGGTTTGATCGATGGGGATTTGCCCAAGCCATTGAAGCCAAGCTAAAGGAGAAGAACAAGTGGTAGATATCGTAACAGGACTACGACTGAAAGAACCAAGTTAAAGGAGAAAAACGCATGACGGAAGAACTTGGACCGTGGTGTAACGGCGAAGCATGGTGCCTGGAATGCCATAATGAGTGGGTTGCAATCTGGCCACTTGGTGCTGAGTCACTAGAGTGTCCAGACTGTGGCAGCACAGACACGGATAGGGTACAGGAAACCCCACACAAGAGGAAAAAAGAAGAACGGCATGTGGTATCACGAGCCTATGAAGCATGGAGAGAATCCGAATCCTATCAAGTACCTATGACACCTGCAGGTGTGGAAGCTGCTAACGCTAGGATGAGAGCATTTGTAAAAGGATTTGAAGCGGGTGTACGTGCAGCTGCTAACATGCTTGAAGCAAAGCACACAGAGGAAAAACACACAACCACCAAGTTACACAACTACTATCTGGTATCATCCAGACTAGTGAGGGAGTTGTATAAAGATGATTACGACACTGGACGTTGAGAACACAGTCACCGTACGAGATGGCAAGAAGCATTTAGATCCATTCGAAAAAGGTAATACTTTAGTCATGGTAGGTGTCAAGCACCTTGACCAAGAACCGCAAGTCTATACCTTCGATCATTCGGAAGTGCAGGTAAATGTTGATAAGTACCGACATTATGTACAGGAAGCTCTCAATAAAACTACCTTACTTGTAGGACACAACATATCTCACGATCTACTGTGGCTCTGGGAGTGTGGGTTTAAGTACACAGGTAAAGTATTCGACACAATGCTAGGTGAATACATCTTACTGCGTGGTATAACTAACCCCCTTGACTTGGGATCAGTGGCAATGAGACACAATTCCCCTGTCCAGAAACAGGATGTCATCAAAGATTATCTCAAACGTGGTATCTCAGTACGAGATATCCCCCATGCAACACTCTCAGAATATCTATGTCATGATCTAGGTGCTACTGAATGGGTCTACAAATCCATCCAGAACAAGCTACAGCAGCCTGAATATGCAGGGCTAGTGGGTACTATCGATCTCACTAACGAAGTCACTGTAGTGCTTGCTAGGATGTATCAGGCAGGGTTTAAGGTAGACATGGAAGCACTGGAACAGGTAAGACACCAGTTCATTACCGAGAAATCAGACATTGAGAAGTATTTACAAGAGCATGTGTATAAACTCATGGGTGATACACCCATCAATCTCAATAGCCCTGAGCAATTATCGTGGGTAGTTTATAGTAGGAAACCATTGGACAAGTCTAGGTGGGTATCAGCTATCACACCTTATATGTCCGATGCAGATTTCAAAGCAGCAGTGAAACAGAACTTCTCTACCCTGTATAAAACAAAAGCTATACAGTGCAGTGAGTGTTCTGGTGTAGGGTCTATCTACAAGGTTAAGAAAGATGGTTCCGCATTCAAAAGGGCTACGAAATGCAATGCATGTAATGGCTCAGGCTTTATCTATGAGCAGACGAAAGATGTCGCAGGACTTAAATTCACAGCCCCCAATTCAAAGTGGGCATCTGCCAATGGGTTTAGTACGTCAAAAGACAGCCTTGAAATACTCGAAAGGGTAGCTGTATCAAAGCAAATGCATGAGGCATCTGAGTTTTTAAGTAAGCTCAGAAGACTGTCAGCCCTGGACAGTTACCTTAGCAATTTCGTAGATGGCATTGCAGCTTTCATAAAAGGTGATGGCATGTTGCATGTGAGATTGAATCAACATATCACAGCAACAGGCAGGTTCAGTGGTTCCAATCCCAACATGCAGAACATGCCAAGAGGAAATACATTTCCTGTGAAGCGTGTATTTGTTTCACGTTGGGAAGGCGGGAAGATTATGGAAGCTGACTTTGCTCAACTAGAATTCAGGGTTGCAGCATTCTTATCTCAAGATGAAACAGCAATCAAAGAAGTCAAAGAAGGATTTGATGTTCACTCGTACACAGCAAAGGTTATTACGGAGGCAGGCCAAACAACATCTAGACAAACAGCTAAAACTCATACATTCGCACCCTTGTATGGAGCCACAGGATATGGAAGAACACCTGCAGAATCGGCGTATTACGAACACTTCATGGAAAAATATCAGGGAGTAGCTACATGGCACAAGCAACTAGCAAGGCAAGTAGTTAGCTATGGTTTCATTAAACTGCCCAGTG